TATGGAGCAAAAACGGTAAATATTACGATTGTAGAATCTAAGCCCAAAGCAAGCGCAGAACCGCAACGGGAAACCAACAATTCACCTGCGCCGGCGGCAGAGCAGACTTATACAGTAGTAAAGGGTGATTGTTTATGGAACATTGCAAAACGTTTTTATGGTAATGGTGCAGAGTACAGCACAATTTACGATGCAAACAGGGATGTAATTGGTGGCAATCCAAATCTGATTTATCCGGGACAGGTTTTGACTATTCCGGCAGTATAGGAAAGGAGTGTTGTTCAATGTACATTGAACTACTGGTTGGAAATGAATCAGGGGCAAAAGTATATCAACCTGTTGTTCAGGAAGGTATTGAATGGTCAACAGAAAGAAAAAACACCCCCGGAAAACTGGTTTTCAAAGTTCTGAAGGATGACATTCTCGATTTTTCAGAAGGAAGTCCTGTAAGGATGAAGGTGGACGGTGACAATGTATTCTTTGGTTTTGTGTTCAAGCAGCAGAGAACTAAGGACAAAATCATTACTGTCACCGCCTACGATCAGTTAAGGTACTTAAAAAATAAAGATACCAAGGTCTATGAAGGAAAAACGGCAAATCAATTTGTGAAAATGATTGCAGATGATTATGCCTTGAACCTTGGCACACTGGATGATACCGGGTATGTCATTGAATCAAGGGTTGAAGAAAATACTTCACTGTTTGAAATGATTGCAAATGCCCTTGACCTTACACTGACCAATACCGGGGAAATGTATGTTTTGTATGATGACTTTGGAAAACTGACCCTGAAAAGCCTGTCATCTATGTATGTGGGTGTTCCGGGGGCGTACCTGATGATTGATGAAGAAACCGGGCAGAACTTTGACTATACTTCATCTATTGATGAAAACACATATAACAAAATCAAGCTGACCTATGATAATGAAAGCACGGGAAAGCGTGAAGTTTATATCGCACAGGACGGAAGCCATATAAACGAATGGGGCGTTTTGCAGTATTTTGATACCCTTTCCAAAGGTGAGAACGGACAGGCAAAAGCGGATGCCCTGTTGCAGCTTTACAACAAGAAAACCCGTAACCTGAAAATCGTGAACGCTTTGGGTGACACACGGGTAAGAGCCGGAAGTATGGTTGTTATCAATCTTGCTTTGGGCGATATGAATTTGAAAAATTTCATGCTGGTTGAAAAAGTGAAGCATACCTTCAAGCTGGATCAACACTTCATGGATTTAACACTTAGAGGGGGTGAATTTGTTGCCTGATGCAGTTGAACTTTTGAAAACTTTGAAAAAAGCAGCGGTGGAAGCTGTTGATGCAACAAAGCCTGTTCAAGTTTGTTACGGCAAGGTGACAGGCACTTCCCCGCTGAAAATCCTTGTGGATCAGAAACTTACTTTGGGTGAAGGGCAGCTTGTTCTTACCCGGAATGTGATTGACTACCAAATGGATATTTCCGTTAGTCATTGGACGGTAGTGGAAACGAAACACACCCACCCCGTAACGAGTGGCGGCACGGCAACCGCTACTTCCCATAGACACCAATATAAGGGCAAGAAGAAAATCACGGTTCACAATGCTTTACAGAATGGTGATGCTGTTGTCCTTATCCGGGAACAGGGCGGGCAAAAATATATTGTGATTGACCGTATCAAGCCAATCCCGAAAACGGAAGGAGAGTGGGTATAAATGATTCCTTCTGTTACAGGATTTCTTGAACAGGACTTTGAAATTGAAACACAGCCAACCAACACCTATAAAATGGAGTTGGAAAGCAACCTGATCCGTGGATATACGGACGGACAGGAAGCAATGAAACAGGCTATTTTTAAAATCCTTTCCACGGAACGATACCAATATGTTATGTATTCTTGGAACTATGGGATTGAACTGATTGACCTGTACGGCGAACCCGTTTCCTACGTTTGCCCGGAATTGGAACGCCGTATCACAGAAGCCCTTACATGGGATGAACGAATTGAAAGCGTTGATAACTTTGAATTCGACACTTCAAAAAAGGGTGAAGTTTTGGTTACATTCACCGCACATACAATTTTCGGTGATGTAGCCGCTGAAAAGGTGGTGAATTTTTAATGTATGATGTGACCTATGAAGAAATTCTTGAACGAATGCTTGCAAGGGTATCTGACAAGTTCGACAAGCGGGAAGGTTCGGTTATTTTTGACACCCATTCCCCAACAGCGATTGAACTTCAACTTCTGTATGTAGAGCTGAACACCCTGATTGCGGAAGCCTACGGCGATAGTGCTTCAAGGGAATTTCTTATCAGGCGTTGCAAGGAACGAGGTATCACCCCGTATGAAGCAACAAAGGCAATTCTGAAAGGCGAATTCACACCGAAAAACATTGATGTTACAGGACAGCGGTTCAATATTAGTTCATTGAATTTCATTGTGCTTGAAAAAATCGCTGATGGTGAATATCATGTACAGTGTGAAACCCCCGGCATTGTCGGAAATCAGCAGTTGGGAACGATGATCCCGATTGAATATATTGAAGGGTTGGAAACAGCGGAACTTACGGGCGTTCTGATTCCGGGTGAGGATGAAGAAGATACGGAAGATTTGCGAAAGCGTTATTTCGATTCCTTCAATGAAAAGGCGTTCGGCGGCAATGTTCAAGATTACCTTGAAAAAACGAACGCTATTCCGGGCGTGGGAAGTACCAAAGTAACAAGGGTGTGGAATGGTGACATTCGCCCCGCTGACATGATACCAACGGCAAAGGTGAAAACATGGTATGAAGGTATCATTGGAACGCTGGATCAGGAAGTTGCCCTTTGGCTTTCAAACGTCTATATGGCGGCAGCAGAAAAGAAGCTGACAACCGGGGGAACGGTTCTGCTTACGATTTTGAATTCTGATTATGGCGTTGCTTCTGATACCCTGATTCAGACCGTGCAGAATACCATTGACCCCGCCGAAAATGCGGGTGAAGGTTATGGGCTTGCCCCTATCGGTCATGTGGTATCGGTCAAGAGCGCAAAGGAAGTCACCGTTACCCTGAAAACCAAAATCACCTTTGATACAGGTTACAGTTGGTCGAACTTGCAGAATTCGATTGATACCGCCGTTCAGGACTATCTTTTAGAATTGCGTAAGGGGTGGGCTGACACCGCCTATTTGGTGGTTCGTATCAGCCAAATTGAAACAAGGCTTCTTTCAATCAAGGGCATTGTGGATATTGAAAACACCAAAATCAACGGTTCTACTGACAACCTGACATTGGGAAAGTATGAAGTTCCCGTGTTTGGGGGTGCAAGCGCATGACAAGAGTTGCAAGAGAAGTTGACCTTCTTTCCTACTTACCCCCATTCATGGCAGAATTCAAGGAAATTGCCGTCACACTGGATGCAGAAAACCCGGAATTTGTGCTTGTTTGGAAAGCCGCTGACCGGGTTTTGCAAAATGAATTCATTGAAACGGCTGACGAATACGGAATTTCAAGGTTTGAAAAAATCTTGAACATTCTTCCTTCAAAGGAAGATACCCTTGAAAGCCGCCGTTCGAGAGTATTTGCACGGTGGTTCAATACAATTCCGTACACCTTGAAAGCCCTGATTGCGAAATTGGAAGCCCTTTGCGGTGACAGCGATTTCACAATCATCAAGGAATATGACAACTACACCATTACAATCATTGTTGACCTTGAAATGTTCGGACAGGTGAACGAACTGGACTATATCATTGAAAGCATGATCCCGTGCAACATGATTGTTATTTCCCGGAATGAAATTCCGTGCAAGGCAAGCGGTTTTGCCCTGTTCAGTGGTGGAATTTGCTTTGTGCAGGATTTCTTTATCACCAACGATTTCCGGGAAAGCTACACAGTCAACAGCAAGGCGGCGTTTGGTGGTGGCATGGTGGAAGAAGCCCACTATTTCATTACCAATGACAGCAAAGAAAACATTGCCGTAAATGGTGCGGCGGTTCATGGTGGCGGGGGGGGGCGCTCCGCGGGGTGCGGAGGGGGGGGGGAGGATGTAAGGCTTCACTGCTTTATAGAGTTACTTCTTGTGCTTTTTCTTGTACAGAACGACCAGCACTATGATACCGGCGAGGGATACGCAGAGGATGCCCGCCCACATGCCGATGTGGCTGTCGTCGCCGGTCTTTGGCGACAACAGTCCGCCGGTGGCGGGGATTTTCGCCGTCTCGGTGTAATCGCAGACCTCGCAGGTGTGGGTCTTCTCCCCGCTCTGCTTGGACGTCGCCTGTTTGGTGACGACCCAGTCGCCGAAGGTGTGGGATTCCTTAGCTACGGTAACCTCGCCGCAGCACGACCATTTCTGCCCGTGCTTGGTCTTGGTGGTCGTCCATTCCTTCTTGCCGGTGTGGTTCGTGGAGTCCTTTTCGCCGTAGGTTTCGCCGCAGTCGGCGCAGGTCGCTTTCTCCGTGCAGGTGGCGGTGCCGCCGGAGCAGCTGACGGTCTCCGTGTGGCGCTCGTCCCGCTTGCAGACGCGGGTGTGGGTGTCGTCGCCGTTGGACGTCCACTCGCCCCAGTCGTGGTCGAGGGCGGGGATGGACACGTCTTTGGATGCGTTCTCTGCCCAGTCGGCTTCAAAGGAAGCCTGATATCTGCCAACGCCAGCCGTAAGACAGGTTGGCTCAGTGACAACCGTATAAGCCGCCGTGACAGTCTCGTTCTCCATGTGGGCAGCATCATTCTTGCAGACGCGCTTCGCGGTACAGGTATAGCCGGTCCCGGTCTGCGTCCATGTATATGTCGTATCCCAGTCGTGGTCGAGGGCGGGGATTTCCGTTCCGTCAGACAGCTTTACGCCGCAGCCCTTGCAGTAGGTGTCGCCGGTGTAGCCCTTCTCGGTGCAGGTGGCAGCCTTGGTGTTCTTTACCTCGGTGCCGCCGTCGTGGTTGTTCGGATTTGTGTTACCCCACTCGTAGACGTAAGTATCCGTTCCCTTGTAGTAGCAGGTACCGCAGTTTGTGTAGTACTCAGGCGGGGAAATACAGGTGGCCTCGGACTTCAGGTGCATATTGCCCTGAACGAAAAATGCGCAGTCTCAGCTTTTCGTCCTTTTTCGCAATAGCTGCAGGCGTACCAGTGAGTATTCTCGTCGTACCCATACGTATAGGGTTTGGCAAAATAGTGTCCGCCGTAGTACGGCTGGCCGCAGACGGTGCATGTGCCCTGTGTGACGCAGGTCGCGGTGCCGTCACCGCCGCAGTTCTCCGTCTCAAACGCACCGCAGCCCTCGCGCTGGCAGGTGTGGGTGTGGGTCTTGCCGTCGCCGCTGGGCTTCCACTCGCCCCAGTCGTGACCCAGAATGCCGTATTCACCGCCGCATTTCTCACAGGTTTTGCCCGTGGTGCAGGTGGGTATTTCGGTGCCGCCAGTGTGATCATCACCCCCGAGGTAGCCATCTTTTTGGCAGCTTGGGCATAGAACATGCAGCCAATGTTGTTGGTCGTTCACTTGATAGCCATCTCTTTTCCAAGTATACCCAATAATCTCGAGAGTTTGCACGGTCTTGCATTCAGGGCATTCGTGCCATAACGTTTTCGACGATTGTCCATCGTCCGCCGCCGCCTCCGGTGCCGTCACCGGCAGCAGCGTCAGCGCCATGACGAGTACAAACAGAATACTGAGCAGTCGTTTCTTCATGGTGATTCCTCGCTTTCTTCCGGCGTCTCCCGTCCCCCATGGGAGGCGCATTGGCAGAAGGGCATTGCATCGGGATATATCACGATGCAAGAGAGTACTCCCTTGCAATACGTATCGGCTTATTTCTTCACAGGCTCTGTCAGCCCGGTGAGGGAAAATTCGTAGCGCATGGCCAGCGCCTTGAACAGCTTCTGCATCACCTGTTCGGCAATTCCCCGGATGTCCAGCCCCTCGACGAAGCGGATGACCTGCTCCACTTCCTCCTTGGGGACGCTGTACGCCCGCAGGCTCATGGTGAGAAACAGCCTTAGCTTCTTTTCCAGCGTCAGCTCCCCGTCGCAGGGGTGTGCCATATAGCCGCGCATGATGCTGGCCGAGCCGATCTCCATATCGTAAAAGTCCCGCTCTGTGGCGTCCGGCAGGTAGCTGCCAAAAATGCCGTGCAGCTCCTTCGCCGTCTCCCGGAGAATATATTCGGAGGCCTCCTTCTCGGTGTAGGCTTCAATATAGATTTCCCGCAGATTCTCGTTCAGCTCCGTCAGGGTCATCTGGATGGCCGTCTCCACCGCGTAGACGTACACCGGCGGCAGCTTCGCCCCCGCCTCCCCCCGCGCCATGGCGAACTGGTTGGAGAACATGAATTCCACCAGCTCCGTCAGGACGCCGTCCTTGGCACGGAAAATATTCTGGAAGGTGCTGTAGGAAACGTCGGCTTTTTCAATGATCTCCGCCAGCGTCGAACGTTTGTAGCCCTTTTCCAGAAAGAGCCGAACACAGACGGTGAGAATCCGTTTTTTCGCGGGCAGACTTGCGCTTGTAATGGCCATAGGGGTCACTCCTCTTATTGGATGGTATATATACCATCAGTATATCACGCTCCCTTAAGAATCGCAATCCCTTTTTTGGCGCAAATCGGGGAAACTTTTCCCGAAATGGAATCTTAAGAAACGCCGGCATCGACTTTCTTTGGTGCATGTGCTATGATGGGACAAAAAAGGCAGGTGCATGATATGCGGGAGATCTTATTGCTGGAAGACGACACGACGCTGGGCAGGGGCATTCAGCTGGCGCTGCAAGACCCGGATGTGACGATCGCCCTGACCGGGACGCTTTCTCAGGCGCGGGAAATGCTGGCGCAGAAGAAATTTGACCTGCTGATTCTGGACGTGAATCTCCCGGACGGCAGCGCTCTGGATTTGCTGCGGGAGGTGCGGCAGGGGGAAGCCGTTCCCGTGATCCTCCTGACGGCAAATGACTTGGAGATGGACGTGGTCACCGGGCTGGAATCCGGGGCGGACGACTACATCACGAAGCCCTTTTCCCTGGCAATTCTCCGGGCGCGGGTGAACGCCCAGCTTCGCCGGAGAGTGAAATTCTCCTGCGTGGAACTGGACGGCTTCCGGTTCGATTTTGAGCGGATGGCGTTCTGGAAGAACGGTAAACCCATTGAGCTGAGCAAAACGGAGCAGAAGCTCCTGCGGCTGCTGGTGGAGAACCGTGGGCAGACCGTGTCCCGGGGCGTTCTTGTTGACCGCATCTGGACGGACGGGGCGGATTTTGTGGACGAGAACGCCCTGTCCGTCACGGTGAAGCGTCTGCGGGTCAAGCTGGAGGACGACCCGTCCAGCCCCCAATACCTGAAAACGGTGTACGGCCTCGGCTACACATGGGCGGTGAAGTGATATGACGGCCTTGGGATACGGAATTCTCGCGGCGGTAATCGTCCTCTGCGCCGCCGCAGTCTGGTGTGAGCGCCGGAAGACCCGCCGGACACTGGAAAAGCTGAATGAGATGCTTACCGATGCCATGCGGGGGGACTTTACGGAGGACAGCTTCGACGAGACGCTGCTTTCCGCGCTGGAAAGCAAGCTGGCGCACTACCTCGCGGCGTCCACGGTATCCGCCCGGAACGTCAGCACGGAAAAGGAAAAGCTGAAAACCCTGATCGGGGACATTTCCCACCAGACGAGAACACCCATTGCCAACATTCTGCTCTATGCCCAGCTCCTGCGGGAGCAGCCGGGGAACACGGTGTGTCTGGACGCGCTGGATGCCCAGACGAAGAAGCTGCAAAGTCTCATTGATGCGCTGGTGAAGACCTCCCGGCTGGAATCCGGGGTGATCGCTCTGCGCCCGAAGCCGGGGGCGCTTCAGGACGTTCTATCCTCGGCGGTATCCCAGCTGGAGCCGAAGGCCGGGGAAAAGGGCATTTCCATCACTTTTCTTCCCACGGATGCCGAAGCGGTTTTCGACGCAAAATGGACGGAGGAAGCCGTATTTAACCTGCTGGACAATGCCGTCAAGTACACCCCCGCCGGCGGGGCGGTTCGTGTGTCCGCATCCGCCTACCAGATGTTTTCGGCCATTCACGTGGCGGACAACGGGCCGGGGATACCGGAGAACGAGCAGCCGAAGGTATTTCAGCGCTTCTATCGGGGCTTAAGCAATCCCACGGAGGAAGGCGTGGGCATCGGGCTGTATCTGGTGCGTCAGATCGCCGAGGGGCAGGGCGGCTATGTGAAGGTCAGCTCCAAACCGGGCGAGGGCAGCACGTTTTCCCTGTACCTCCCCCGTGAAATCTGTCAACACTGTTAGATTCCGGAAAGAATGTAGAAAGAATCCTGTAGTAAAGTCTGTAGTGTGAAAACAATACAGACTTTTCTATTTGGGAGGTTATTATGAGTATTTTGGAAACCAGAAACCTGCGCAAAATCTACGGCTCCGGGGACACGGAGGTTCGGGCGCTGGACGGCGTGAACCTGAGTGTGGACAGCGGCGAATTTGTCGCCATTGTGGGCACCTCCGGCTCCGGGAAATCCACCCTTCTGCACATGCTGGGCGGCCTTGACCGGCCCACCTCCGGCAGCGTGATCGTGGACGGGAAGGACATCTTTTCCCTGAAAGATGAAGCGCTGACCATTTTCCGCAGGCGGAAGATCGGCTTTGTCTTCCAGAGCTACAATCTGGTGCCGGTGCTGAACGTGCGGGAAAACATCGTCCTGCCCATCCAGCTGGACGGGCGGCAGGTGGACGAGGACTTCCTCGGCAAAATCGTGAACACCCTGGGTCTGGAAAAGAAGCTGGGGAGCCTTCCCAGCCAGCTGTCCGGCGGTCAGCAGCAGCGGGTGGCCATCGCCCGCGCCCTTGCCGCCGCGCCCGCCATCATTCTGGCGGATGAGCCTACGGGCAATCTGGATTCCAGAACCAGTCAGGACGTGCTGAGCCTGCTGAAAGTCACCAGCCAGAAATTTGCCCAGACCATTGTCATGATCACCCACAACGAGGAAATCGCTCAGACGGCGGATCGGATCATCCGCATTGAGGACGGACGGATCGTGAGGTGAGCGGCATGAAGGTGAAAAACGGAAGCTGCATTCGCCATCTAAGCTTCAAGACCCTGATGGCCGCGAGAAAGCGGAACATCATCGCGGTGCTGGCGATCGCCCTGACCGCCCTGCTGTTCACGTCCCTCTTTACCATCGTAATGTCCATCAACGAGACGAACCAAAACTACCAGTTCCGCTCTGTCGGCGGGTATGCCCACGGTGCGTTCAAGGACGTGGACGAAGACCAGATCGCGGTGCTTTCGGCACATCCCGACGTCAAAGCCGTGGGCGTGCGGACGGTGTTGGGTCTTGCCACCCAGGGCGCTTTTGAAAAGGACTACGCCGAAGTCAGCTACATGGACGACAACAACGCCAAGTGGAGCTTTTCCCAGCCCACGGTGGGACGCACCCCGAAAAGCGGGAACGAAATTACCATGGACACCAAAGCTCTGGAGCTTCTCGGCGTAAAGCCGGAGCTGGGGGCACAGGTGAAGGTCACTTACACGCTGGCGGACAAAGAACAGATGGGCTGGGACATCACCGACACCTTTACGCTGGTAGGCTGGTGGGACTACGACGAGCTGCTGAGCGTCCACTTCCTCAACGTTTCCAAAGAATATGCCCAGAAGATTGACAAGCTGGCTGTGGCAGGAGGCTTGAAGCCCTTCCGCACGGATTTGAGCGTCATGCTGAGAAGCTCCCTGAACATTGAAAACGACCTGACCAGAATCGGCGAGGACTGCGGCTACAGCATCGGCGAGGAGGCGGGGCAGCTTCGCATCGGCGTCAACTGGGGCTATACCGCCACCCAAGTTTGGGACACGCTGGGCGTTGGGGGAATCCTCGCCATGCTCGCCGTGCTGATTCTGGTGGCGTTTACGGGATATCTGGTGATCTACAACATTTTCCAGATCTCCGTGGCGGGGGACATCCGCTACTACGGACTGCTCAAGACCATCGGCGTCACGCCGAAGCAGCTGCGGCGGCTGATCCGCCAGCAGGCGCTGCTGCTGAGCGCGCTGGGCATTCCGGTGGGTCTGCTGCTGGGCTACGCCGTGGGCGCGGCGGCGGTTCCCATCACCATGTCCACCTCCACGATGGGAGGCCGGTACACCACAGTCAGCGTTTCCCCATGGATATTCCTGTTTTCCTCAGTGTTCGCCCTGCTGACGGTGCTGCTTTCCTGCGCCCGGCCGGGGCGAATTGCCGGGAGGGTCTCTCCTGTGGAGGCGGTGCGCTACACCGAGCGTCAGTCGGCGGGGAAAACGCACCGGAAGGGCAGCAAAGTCACGCCTGTTCAGATGGCCGCCGCCAACTTAGGCAGAGATAAAAAGAAGACGGCGCTCGTGATGGTGTCGCTGTCCCTGACCGTCGTTCTGCTGAATCTGCTGGTCACGTTTATCGGCGGCTTCGACATGGACAAATACCTGAGCCGGCGAAGCTGCGCGGACTTCCTCATCAGCACACCGGACTACTTTAACTATCGGGGTTTTTCCCTGACCAAAGAGGCTGTGGAACCGGTGCGGGCAAACACAGCGCACTCTCTGGAGGGCTTTGCCTATCAGACCGGCGGGGTGGGTATGTATCTGCCGGAAAGCGTCTGGCGGGATGAAGCCGCCTTCTACAGCCGGGATACGGATATGGACATCGACACGCTTCTCGCCCAGACGCCAAGAGACGGCGACAAGGTGCAGGCGGCGTCCCAGATAGAGGGGGCTTGACCCGACGCTTGGAGAAAAGCTCACGGTGATCGACGGCAGCTTGGATTCCCTCTGGGAACCGGACAGCCATGCCATCGCCATTGCCGTGAATCTGAATGATTCCGGGAAGCTGCCTGACCCCGGGATTTATCCCGCCGTGGGCGAGAAAATCAAAGTCACCTATGGAAACGGCGATACTGCGTACGACGTAAACTACACCGTCTGCGCACTGGTGGACGTTCCCTACAACATGAGCAGCCGGTTCTATACCATGGGCTATCAGGCAATCCTCAGCGCGGACGCCCTGTACCGGGACGCCGGGGAGGACAACGTGTTTCCCATGCTCTACCTCTTTGACACCCCCAGTCCCGAGGCGGAGGCCGCCGCGGAAAGCTACCTTGCCCAGCTCACTTCCGACCCCGACAGTCCCCTGATGTACGAAAGCAAGGCGACCCACCGGGCATATTTTCAGGAGTTCCGGATGACCTTTGTGATTCTGGGCGGGCTGCTGTGCGCCATCATCGGCATTGTGGGTATTCTGAATTTCTTCAACGCCATGATGACCGCCATTCTGGCGCGGAGCCGGGAATTCGCGGTTTTGCAGTCGGTGGGCATGACCGGCCGTCAGCTGGAAACCATGCTTCTCTGGGAGGGGCTGCTGTACACCCTTGGTTCCGGCCTGATCGCGGGGCTTCTCTCCGCCGCAGTGAACCCGCTGGCGGGGCGGCTTCTGGAAAGCGCCTACTGGTTCTACAGCTATCACTACACCATCACCCCGGTACTGGCCATGCTGCCCGCATTTATCGTGCTTGGCTGTGCCATCCCGGCGGTCATGTACCGTCAGACGGTGAAGCAGAGCATCGTTGAGCGGCTGAGAAGTCTGGATACGTAACTATGGGAACAGCGGGAAGCGGTAGTGTCAAGAGTTATGCGCAAAATTGATTATGGCTCTGGTAGAAATCTATGGCAGCACCGCACAATTCGGCAAGAAGTCTCAGGCAGGATTTTTGTTCCAATTCAAAGTTCCGAAAATGGAGGAATACTG